ACCGAGCTCAACACCGCCAGCCAGATCGAACAGGGCAAGGTGTATTGGCGCATCCGCTTCACCGACGTGCCGCCGGCGGAAAACCCGAACTTCCTGATCGAAGTCACCAACCAGTGGCTGACCGAAGTCCTCGACGCTTAAGGAGCGCTTTGCATGATTCCTCAAACCCTGTTCAACACCAACCTGTTTGTCGACGGCGTCAACTTTGCCGGCGACGTGCCGAGCCTGACCCTGCCCAAGCTGACGGTGAAAACCGACGAGTACCGGGCCGGCGGCATGGCCGGTTCCATCGAGATGGCCCAGGGCCTGGAAAAGATGGAAGCGACCTTTGTCACCAAGGGCGTGCGCCGCGAGTCGCTCAAGCACTTCGGTCTGGCCGATGGCTCGGCGTTCAACGCGTCGTTTCGTGGTGCCTTCCGTGGCCACAAAGGTACGGTCACGGCGGTCGTGGCGACCCTGCGCGGGCTGCTGAAAGAGGTCGACCTCGGTGATTGGAAAGCCGGTGATCCGGCGGAGATCAAACACGCGATCGCGCCGGTGTACTACAAGCTCGAAATCGATGGCCGCGTGATGTACGAAATCGACATGATCGCCGGCATTCAGGTGATCGATGGCGTAGACCAGCTTGCCGATGTGCGCTCCGCACTCGGCCTCTAAGGGAATAGAACCGGATGACCATGCAAACTGCAAATAAGCTGCCGGCCTGGCTGTCGATCGACACTGACCGTGCGGTGGTTTCCCTCTCGCGACCGAGCGAGGTCAATGGGGTGAAGGTCGATACGCTCGTACTGCGTGCGCCACTGGTGCGCGAAGTCCGCGCCGCTGACCGCGCCGCCGGTGACGATGACGAACTGCGCGAGCTGCAGCTGTTCGCCAGTTTGGCCGAGGCGGGTCTCAAGGATCTGGAAGGCCTGAAGGTGGTGGACTATCGCCGTCTGCAGGCGGCCTATTCGAACCTGGTGCCGCACGCCGACTATTCGAAATCGCTCCCGGCCTGGTTGTCGGTCACCGCCGAAAATGCGGTGGTCAGCCTGTCGCGCCCGAGCGAGGTCAATGGCGTGCAGATCGACAAACTGACCCTGCGCTCGCCGACGGTACGCGAAGTGCGCGCCGCGGATCGGACGGCCGGCGGTGACGATGAGCAGCGCGAACTGGTGCTGTTCGCCGAACTGGCCGGTGCGGCTATCGCCGATCTGGAGGGCCTGAAAGTGGTGGACTACAACCGTCTGCAGGCCGGTTATTTTCGCCTGGAGCAAGACGACGGGATTTGATCCGGGGGTGATGAAGATGGTGGCGAAACGTCTCGCGGCGGACACCGGATTCTCCGCCGCCGAGATTCAGTCGATGCCGTTTTCCGAGATGGTTTGGTGGCTCACGGATTGAGCCGCTTCCGGTAATGCTCTGCACAGGGGAGCCATGACATGGCGAACAAACTCTCCCTCGGGTTGGTGATCGGCGGGGCCGTCAGTCCTACGGTCGGCACCGCGTTCAATGAGGTCACCGGGCGCATCAAACGCCTGGAAGCGGAAGGCAACAAGGCGCGGGTGCTGCAGCGCACCATTGGCGACACAATTCGCCTGCGCGATGAATGGAAAAAGGCCCACGACAGCGGCGCCGCAGGGGCGTCCAAACTGCTGGGTCGCCTGAATTCCAACCTCGACAGTCTGAAGAAACAGGGCATCGAGGTCGGTCGTCTGGAAAAGGCCTACCGCTCTTTGGGCCAATCCGCGAACAAGGCGGAACTCAAGGCCAAAGGGTACCAACAGATCGATGCCGGCAAGGCTGGGATGAGAAGCACGGTTGGTCAGGCCGTGGCCGGGGTGGCGACGGTGGGCATTGCGACCAAGGTCAGTGCCGACTTCGGGGCCATTGTCCGTGACATCGCGATCAAGGCCGGGATTGCCAACGATCCGAAAGAAAAGCAGGTGTCGCAGAAGATCATCGAGACTTCGCGCGACACCGGCATGGCGCGCAATAACGTCGCCGACGTGGTCAACGAGTTGGTCGGGGCCGGCATGGACCTGGCCAAGGCGCTGGAGTATGCCCCGGTCGCGGCCAAGTTTGCCGTGGGCCAAGGCTCGAACGGTGCCGACACGGCGAAGATGATCAATGCGCTGGGGCAAAACGCCAAAATCACCGATGCCAAACAGATGCAGCAGGCGCTCGAAGCGATTGCATTTCAGGGCCAGGCTGGCAGCTTCGAGGCGGTCGACATGGCCCGCTGGTTCCCCGAGTTGTTGTCGAACATGGGCAACCTGAACATCACCGGCATGGACGCGGTGACGCAGCTGGGCGCCATGTTGCAGGTGCAGATGAAAACCGCCGGCGGTGCCGATGAGGCAGCGAACAACCTCAAAAACTGGATGGGCAAGATCGGTTCCACCGACACCGTGGAGGCCTACAAAAAGGCCGGCATCGACTACAAAGGCTCGATGCAGACCGGACTACAGAACGGCATGTCGACGCTGGAGTCGAGCATGGCATTGGCGCAGAAATACATCCAGGCCACCGACCCGAAACGGGCGGCGCTGATGGCTGAAGCGACGTCGAAAATCAGCAAGGAGGCGGACCCGGAAAAGGCCAAGGCCATGATGGCGTCGCTGGAGGAGGCTTTGCGCACCGGCGACCTGTTCGCCGACATGCAGGTCAAGGCGGCGCTTTCGGCCTACCTGCAGAACAAGGCGCTGTACAGCCAGCTGAAAAACGACTCGCGCGAAGCCTCGGGCATTCTCGATAAAAACCTGGCCGAGCGGCGTGAATCGTCGTCACAGAAGTGGGCGGAAATGGCGCAGTCGATGGACGACGCCTTGCGTAGCGTTGGCGACGCCTTGCGGCCGGTGACGGATACGGTAGCGGAAGCGCTGACCAAAGTTACCAAGGGCATCACCGCGCTGGCGGACAGCTCGCCCGGAGTGATCACCGGTATTGCAGCGGTCGGGGGTGGATTGCTCGCGCTGCAGACAGCAGTTAGCTCGTTCAAGATCGGCAAGGGATTGCTCAATCTGGCGCGTGGGACATTGGGCAAAGGCAAGTCCGGCGAGGTGCAGAAGGTCTTTGTCACCAACTCGTTGGAGGGAGACCGTGTCGGCACAGTGGCAGAGCCCAAGGGCAAAGCGGGTAAGGCTCTGTCCCTGGTCGAGACGGGGTTGAAGGCTGTCGCGGCCTTCAAGGGGGCGCCCGAGGCCAGTGACACCGCTGACGGACAGGAGGGTAAGAAAACCGGTGGTCTCGATCTGGTGGCGACCGGGCTGAAGGTGGTGTCGCTCGCCAAGGAGGCCACCGGCGCCGGTGAGGTGCAAGCCGGTCTGGAAGACGGCAGCGTCAGGAAGGTGTTTGTAGTGAACGCGGCGGCCCTGGGCGGCGGTGGCGGAGGACCGTTTGAGAATCGTCGCCGGGCTCGCGGGGCACCTCGCACTGCCTCGCGGCGGCGTCGGGTTGCCACGCCGCCGAGGCCGAAAGGCCCGTCTCGTCCACCGGTACCGGTGCCTCGACCGGCCACACCGATACCGCGCTCGGCAATGTCCGTGCCTAGGCCGCCTGCGCCGGTACCTGTGCCACGGCCATCGGTGGCTCCGGCACCAGTGTCATTGTCACGACCTGCGGTATCCGTTCCGTCAGCGCCGGTGTCATTGCCACGGCCGGCTGTTCCCATGCCGCGTCCTCCCGTACCGCTTCCGCCAACCGGTGGGGTAATGGCCAAGGTGGCGGCTGTGGCGGGAACGGTGGGGAAGGTCGGCAAGGTGGGCAAAGTGATCCCGGGCGGCTCGCTATTGGAGGCCGGAAGCATGGCCGTCAACACTTACCTGAACGCCGAGACGAAAGATGAAAAGGCCGAGGGTTACGGTGCGGCAGCGGGTTCTCTGGCTGGCACCATGGCCGGTGCTGCTGCCGGGGCGGCCATCGGTTCGGTGGTGCCCATCATCGGTACCGCGATTGGAGGTTTGGTCGGCGCGTACCTGGGCAGCATGGGTGGTACCGCACTGGGCGGGGCCGTGGGCAAGTCGTGGTTTGGTGGCGAGGAAGAAAAGCCAGCAGCACCGGCAACCCCGTTGCTTATGGCGCCTCGGCCGGGACCGGTGGTGCCCAGCTTGGCCAGTATGGGGCGATCTTTCAACGGAGCGAACGAGCCCGGCGCGCTGCTGATGGCGGCTCCGGCCGTGCCACCCAGCCCGGCCCTGGGTGATGTAGCCCGTGCACTGGCGACACCGGCACCGGTTAAACCGGCGGCGGTGGTGATCCCGCCCAAAGAGCCTGCGAAACCGGCACCGACCAAAGTGGATCAGCAGTTCCAGTACTCTCTGAGCATGCCGGTCACGGTGCAGGGCGACGTCAAGGACCCGCAGCGTCTGGCTCAGGACCTGATGCCGCACATGCAGCGAATGATGGCCGACGCCGCGAAACAGAACGCGTCGAGCCAGTTGTTCGATGAACCCCACTTGTAAGGAGAACCCATGGCTTACATGGAGCAATTGCAGGCTGGCCTCAAATACCTGGTCGAAGCCGGGGAGTCCGGACGGCGCAGTGCGGACGGCATGCTTGGCCCGGTCAATGGTGCGATCAGTGAAATTACCGGTGCAGCATCCGAGCTGGAGAATATCCCGTTCGTGGGGCCGGCAATCGGCGCCAAGCTGCAGCGGGTGATGCGTGGCGTGAATGCGGCGCAAGCCAAAGTTGGGCAGGTGGTGGTCACCTACGGACGGGCTACCCGGGCCGCCGCGGAAGTGCAGGAGCGCATGGGCACGCTGAAGGAGCAGACGGGTAAGGCGGCAACGGCGATCAACAAGATCGCCGGCAAGGTCAGCCCGTCGCTGGCCAACATCGTGCCCACCAGTACGTTTGCCACCGATGCCACGCCGGCGCCGGAAGCAGTAAAACCGTTTCCGCACTTGCTGATCATTCAGCCGCAGGATCCCAAAGCGCAACCGTACTACTTCAACCTGGACACGGCGGCCTTCGACGAACTATCGCGTTCGATCGAGTTTCGTTGGGCCTCGCAAGAGCGGCTGTCGCGTCGGCCGGCGCAGCAGGCGGTGGGCATCGGTGAAGAGAAAATCACCCTGAAGGGCACGATTTACCCGGGCTTCAAGGGGGGGCTGAAGCAGCTCGATACCTTGCGCAGCATTGGCGCTCAGTTGAAGCCGTTAACCCTGACCACCGGGTACGGCGATGTCATGGGTACTTGGTGCCTGAAGATCATCTCGGAAGAGCAGGGGGCGCTGATGCACGGCGGGATTCCGCGTAAACAAGGATTTACTCTGGAGTTTGTGCGCTATGGCGACGACATGCAGAACGTCTGACGGGGATCTGCTGGACACCATCTGCCATAACTTTTATGGCCATTTGGTTGGCAGTGTTGAGGCGGTGCTGGATGCCAATCAGGGTTTGGCCGATGAGCCACAACCCTATCGAGCTGGCGTGGTGATCACCCTGCCGGATCTGGCGACGCCTGTGCAGGAACAGATCACGCTGTGGGATTGATGGTCTACACTCGTGCCGCTTGATAACTCAAGCTCCTTACTTTCATACCCGCCTTGTGCGGGTTTTTTTTTGGATAAAATCCATGACCCCCAGGTTTCGCATCGTCGCCAATGGCGCCGACATCACGGCCTTGATCAATGATCGGCTGATCCAGCTGCGCACCGTGGACAAGCCCGGGATGGAGTCCGATGAGTTCGAATTGCGCATCGACGATCGCGATGGCCAAGTGACGTTGCCGTCACGCGGCAGTGCCATCGAGGTCTACCTCGGCTACGCCGAAGCGGCGCTGGCCCGCATAGGGCGTTACGTGGTCGACGAGGTCGAGATCTCGGGACCGCCGGACACGCTGGTGATCAAGGGCAAGGCCAGTGACATGCGCGGTACCGGCAAGACCATCCGCAGTGGCAGCTGGGAAAACGTGCCGCTGTCGACCATCGTGACCGACATTGCTGCGCGCAACGGCTGGCAGCCGGGGTGTCCGGTGGCAACCAAGGTGATCCGGGCGGATCAGCTCAACGAGTCCGATTTTAACTTCCTCACCCGCCTGGCCAGGCAGTACGACTGCACCGCCAAGGTGGCCGAGGGCAAGTTGCTGGTGATGCCACGCCAAGGTGGCCAGAGCGCAAGCGGCAAGGCCTTCGGCGCCATCACCCTGACGCGCAGCGATGTCAGCCGCTGGCAGTTTCGTCTGGGTGATCGCAATGCACACAAGGCCGTGGCGACCAAACACCAGGACAAGAAAAATGGGAAGCTAGTGGTGGTCTCTCTGGACAACGACGACGTGCCCGACGGCCTGCCGGCGGTGCACACCGACCGACATATCTACCCCAACAAAACCGCCGCCGAGGCGGCGGCCAAGGCCCGCTTGGCCGCGTTCAATCGCTCCGGCGCCGGTGTGCGTCTGGAGATGCCCGGGCGCACGGACATCTTCGCCGAGCGTTCGATCAATGCCCAGGGCTTCAAGGATGGTCTCGACGGTGAGTACCTGACGGATTCGGTCGAACAGGTTTACACCCAGTCCGGCTGGTCGACCACGGTCGAGTGCAACGGCGGCAAGCAGGGCAAAGCCAAGGCCAAAAGTAATAAAAAGAAGCAGTTGAGGCCGCTCAAGGTTATTGATCTGTAACCACTAATCATCAGTGTTGTAGCAAAACTTGTCGCCATAAATTGACTGGTAACTTATCTGCATTTTGAATCTGGGGTCGAGTTGGTTTCTGATCTCTTCTGATGTTAGATCTTCGCTGATAATGGTGGCCAGTTCTATTTTTTTTCCTACAGGTAGAAACGAGTTTCTAGTAAGTGATTCATGACCCCAGCCACTTACTGGAAGGCCTTTCAATAACAGCAGTAAAGCGGATTCGACTTCATCTTCACCTTCTACTAGTTTGCCATCAATGTGGATGGAGAAGTCTTTGATTATTGCAGGCCCAATTCCGTTGTTCTCTAGGCGCATGACTAGTTTTTTTTCAATATTATTAATAATGGCCATGCTTGAGACGTGGGGAGTAACCATTAGGCGATTATGGTTATCTGCTTTTCTATTTTGCAACCATGTAAAGATTACGGCAGTAAGTGCGATAACTGTGGAAGCAACTGCTGTGCCTATAGTCCAAGGATCTGCGGACGATGGTTCAGAGGGAAGTATGTGAATCAAATATTCCATTATAACCACTTTAAATTTCAGAGAATGGGGGATTTATATTGTTAACGGAAAGCAAGCTTTCGCACATTATGCCCAATGCCCGCCGCCAAGCGGGCGTTTTTGTATCCGTGCTGAATGCCGCCATGGGCCATCGACAGATCAATACGCCGAAGCGCCAGGCCGCGTTTCTCGCGCAAGTCGGACACGAATCCGGCCATCTGCAGTACGTGCGTGAACTGGGCGGTGATCAGTACCTAAGTAAATACGACACCGGAAAACTGGCAGCGAGGCTGGGCAACTCTCCTGAAGCGGATGGTGATGGTCAGCGCTATCGCGGTCGCGGCTTGATCCAGATCACCGGCCATAGCAACTACCTGCGCTGCAGCTTGGGGCTGTTTGGTGATGAACGCCTTCTGCGCACCCCTGAGCTGCTTGAGTTGCCGCAATGGGCGGCTGAGTCCGCCGCGTGGTTCTGGTGGGTACGTGAACTGAACACGCTGGCGGATCGGGGTGAGTTCGAGGCGATCACCCGTAAAATCAACGGCGGCCTCAATGGCCTGCCGGATCGAATGCAACTGTGGGAACGGGCGAGGGCAGTGTTATGCGTCTCGTCGAACTGATCCCCGCGCCGTATCGAGAGTTGATAGTCGGCAGTCTAGTGGTTGCAGTCGCGGGTGGTGCTGCCACATTGGCCTGGCAGGTTCAGGCTTGGCGCTACGGTAAGCAACTTGCCGAGCAGGCCCAGTTGCATACAGAGACCCTCAACCAATTGATCCTAGCCTCAGCCGCGCAACAGCGTGTCGAGCAGGACAAACGTCTGGCCTTGGAGCAGCGGCTTTCCGCTAGCGAACAAAACTATTACCGAGCCCTGAGTGATGCCCAACATGATCAAGGTCGCCTGCGCGAGCGTCTTGCCACTGCTGATCTGCGCCTGTCAGTCCTACTCGATGCAACCGCTGCCGACGGCAACAGCGCTGTGCCAGCCGCCACCGCCACCAGCGGCGTGGTTCATGGCCCCACAAGAGCCCAACTTGACCCAGCGCATGCTCAACGAATTATCAGCATCACCGATGTCGGCGACCAAGCGCTGATTGCCTTGGCAGCCTGCCAGGCCTACGCCAAAGATGTCTCAACACCGAAGTGACAAAAGCGACGGAGGTGGATGAGTGAAAATCGAAACCGACCAACTTTCCGCAGATCCCGATTGTGAGCCTTGCAGGGCGCTCCAAGCCTGTCGTCCGAATATGCAGCTTGTACAGCTTTGATTCCGCCCCTGCATTTCTTGCCTAGGCGGCAAGAATCGCTTGGCCAAGGGATTCACATTAGGCATTTTTAGTAGGGCAAAGCTGCGACAGGTTCACTATGAGGCCATCTTAAATTTCTCACCTAGGCTGTACTTGCGTTGTAGCAAGCCCGTATCCTACAAAAAGCTATGAACAGACAATTTTAAGGGCTCTGTTTCACGAGTCTGACAGTTTGTTTAACGAGTAACGGACTCTTGCCGCGAACAGGAAACGGGAACTATTGTGATGGTTAAAACTGAATCTAATAGCAAAACGGATGCTTTAGTTCTTATAGCGGATGCCTTGCACACTGGCGTTCCCATTGTGGCTATACTTGGGCAATCAGCAGGTTGGACTGAAACTTCCCCTGATCCGGTTCTAAAGTTGGCGCTTGAGAAGGTTGAGCGTCAAGGAAATAAATGGATAGATTTGGTTAGTCGCGAACCCCTCGACCACAATTTCTTTCAGTGGGTTGCAGAGCGGTTCGGAAGGCGTGCCCCCTCAGATGGGCTTGCCGCTATTGCAGACATTCCTGTGAGCGCAGTTTTCACCTCATCAATTGATCCTGGTCTTCCTAACCTATTCACAACCAACGGTCGAGAACCTGAACCAATCCTTGTGGGAAGTCCGACTCCCACCGAGGTTCGTAGTACTCGTCGACCCCCCATTTTTTACTTGTTTGGGCGGGCCGGTGCGGGTGCTCCAGAGTTGGAGCCACCAATAAGCCGTCAAAAACTATCGCAACGACGTTTAAATCACTCATCTGCGATGCTTCTAAACTTGAGGGAGAGTGCAACGGCACTGGGGTTGATAGTGATTGATGGCTACTGCCCTGAATCAGATTGGCTCCGCGGGGAAGACTTACTGGCAGTCATCTCAGAAGCACCAAAAGGTGGTGTGCTTTGGTTTGGTCCTGATCCTAAGTTTGTTGAAGATGACGAAGTTGTTTTTCAGGAGTTAGTAGATTCCGGTCTGGTAGTGCGTGATAGGCGTCCGTTAGGTGAGGCATATGCATTTCTACGAGCTACGGGAGAAGTATTGCCTGCGCAGGAGTGGGGTGAGCCTGAAATAATAACATTAAAAGTTGGCGGAAATTTTGTAATATCGCCACGGTTAAGGTTGTTAACTGAGGCCACTGCTACTATTGTAGATAATTCGTGGACAGGATTTCTTCCACCTTTTTCTTCTGAATTGGATGCAGCCGCATTCCAAAGTTTTCATGGCGCGAATATAGGCGTAAGAGCCCTCGCTGAGGGCGTACGTCGGAATTATACATTTGAGCGTGAGTTTGAATCAGAACTTTACTCAAAAGTGGCAAAGGCACTGTCAAAGCATCACGATCAGGCCGGTGCAATTATTTTGCATGGTCAGTCTGGTGTGGGCAAAACGATTGCAATTGGTCGCCTTGCTATTAAAGCTCGCGTAAACGCACAAGTAGCAGTTCTTATGGTCAGCGGATCGAGAATTCCGCAACCATCCGAGATCTCACCCTTCTTAGAGGCTGTGGGTAGACTGGGTGCCGTTACGTTGATTTTAATAGACTCAAGCGCTCCGGTTCAGCGTTATGATGACTTGTTATCAGCGCTCCGTAGCGGAGGTCATAAAGTAGTAATTGTTGGAACTAGTTATAAGCTTGAACTACAGCATAACCGATTTGTCCATGCGTCAGCCTCCCTTAGTAAAATCGAGCAGGCAGCACTAACGGAACTGTCTAAGCGATATCGTGCCGATGGAAGCACGTTAGATGTAAAAACTGATCATGCGCTAGCCAAGTTTTATTGGCGCCTTCCAGAGAGTCGAGGAGGGATGGCGGATGGGCTCAGTCGAGAGGTTAGGACTGCGGAGACGGCATTACGAATTCGAGGAGAAAGACCAAGGCCCCGAACCGGTCTAAGCTCACTCGGTCTGGCGCTTATTGCGGCGGGCTACGCTGAGTCATTTGAACATCTTTTTTCGCCTGATGAGCCTTCTTCAGAATTGGACCTGAACTCCCCAGGTGCGAAAGTTATAGATTATGTAATGGCAGTGTCTCGTCTTTACAAAGCGGTTCCTATAAATTTGCTTCTTAGAACGGTACTAAGTACTACGGGAAAAGATTTTGTAGCTGTAGATATTGAAACCCTTCGTGACCTTTTCGAAGGTCAAGACCTTTTTCGTTGGCAACACGGCGGGAAAGATGAGAGCGAGTTATTGGTAAGCTCCAGGCTTCAAATTGAAGCTGAGCTTGTCTGTAATCGTCGTTTAGGGACTGCTGAAGCAGAGGCCGGATGCATAATAGAGTTGCTAAAAAACGCATATCGAGCCGGACCTGAAGATAGTGAAGAGTCGCACTTTGCGACCGATATAGTTTTTGCAATGGGGACCGATGGACCAGCTCGCGATCGATATAAAGACTCATATCTTGCTATTGCTAGGTGTTTGAGCACGCTTAGGGAAACGCAAGGGGTTCGTAACGCCCGTTTAATGCTGCAAGAGTCCGCCCTCAGGCGCGCTTACTTGCGCACTCATGATCATGATATTGATCCTGACGAAAAGGCAATTATCCTTGAAGAGGCAACTCGCGCTGTAAACGATGCGCTTGTAGCTATCGAAATATCAGGCGTAGACCGATTATATGCTGCCAAACGCACACGAGAGTATCTTTACACTGAACGGGCGGCAACATATGGATTTTTAGCGACGGACAGTGCGCAGAGAGAGAATGACGTTGACGTAGTTTGGGCTAGTTATCGTGCTGCTCGCGATGCAGCTAGGCTTGCAGCTGGCCGTGTGTTCAGCTATCAACCTTTAGACATATCCTTGTGGGTGCCGATTAGAGTATTGAAAGGTGCTGCGAATTTGAGTGAATTGCAGCGCGCGGAATTACAAGCTGATATTCGCGCTACATTAGATGTCATTGATCCTGATGCGCTTCCTGCAGATCAAATGGTTCTTTTCAATAAACAGAAAATTTCTGCTTCTGAAATACTGTCGGACTCTAGTTTGAGTGATGAGGCTTTCAAAGCACTAGAAGCTAGTGGGTCGGCAGTTGGATTTTATTTAAAAGCACGCGCAATGGCGCCAACGCGCCCGGACAATGGTGAGCTTCCTTCGAGCACCGATATCGAAGCCGCAGAAAAGACTGCAAATTATCTAATGAGTGTGCTGCCAAAAATATCACATGATTCTCGATCTTTGCAGTTGCTTGTTTCAATGGAATGGTTGAAGGCTACCAAACGTTGGCTGTTTCGTGGGTTGCGACAACCATTGCCATCAGAAGTCGGTGCTAGGAATCGTATCAAAACATTGGTGGAGGAGTTGCGTGCAAGTGACGAGGGAAGCTTTTCTCCACAGTTCCGTTATATAGCAGCAGTTTTAATGTGGTTGAGTGGGGAAACAGAAACAGCGATAAGGTCCTGGCGTACACTCGCTCGAGATACGGAGTATATCGAAGCGCGACGTATAGCCAATCGGCATACAATTACAGATTCTTCTGGAAAGCCAATTTCTTATAGCGGGCATATCGTTAAAGTAATTGGCCAAGGGCGCTGGTCTGTTAGGGTTGAGGGTTTGGATCGAGAAGTTGATCTTCAGGAAAGTGATTTTCCTGAGAGTGAAATAAGCCTCGGTAGAACAGTTCGTAATTTTTCGATCAGTTTTAACTATCGTGGCCCAATCGCTGATACGACTCATCGGCGGACGCACTAATGACTACCTTTGTAGATGTTCAGACTGAACTACAATTTCTGGCGGCTGCTATCTCTTCAGAAATTCAAGGGCGTACAGCTATTCAGGATATTACTGTTCCAATTCCAACCGATCCGAGAGATGAATTGTATTTTCTTAAGTTTGTCTCTTGGTCTTATGTAGCATTGATGGAGGCGTTTCCGATTGCATTAAAGCAACTGACGGGGCTGCTCCGATCGACTGATAGTAAAGCTTATGCTCATTTCACAAAAACAAAAGATGTCGTTAGTGCTTTTCGTGCGATACAAAGCCATAATTTGGAGAAAGAATCTAGGAGTGGTGAACGGCATAATCGTATTGCTCAGGTTTGGATGGCAGATAATGGTGGTTCACCTGTTACTTGGGATGTTTGTTGTTCGGCACTTTGTGCGCAGGTTTTTGAGGTTTTCAAAAATCTTCGAGCTTTGTGGTTGGGCGTGATTTCAGATGATAATGATAAATTAGATTTTTTAGATAAATTAAATTCAGCTTTTGAATCGGAATGGCCGGCTCATATGTTTGACGATGCAATTGAAGTTGCAGCGAGCTCAATTGGATTAGTGGATTTTAATGCGGTTGCCTATCGCAACACTCGTTTAGAATCCTGGAGGAAACTAACAGTGTTGTTTCTTGATAGAAATGCTGCGAAAAATGCAGTGGAAAGGGCGATAACAGCTGAGCTAAGGGCCATTTTCGGGGGGGCGACTGAAGGGTAAGGTTTAAAATATCCTTCATGCGGGCCTCGCTTTAAAGTTGAGGCCTCTTGAAGGGGTGGAACGCTCAGGAAGGGATCAGGAAGGGAGTAGGTGATTCCCAACTGGTATTTTTTGAGCGGCACTACATCGTGAAGCTTCGGGAGGCTGAGTCCTTGCTAGTTGGATGTCTGGGATATGAAAGAAAACTGCCGATAAACTTTATATTATCGATATTGCTCGAGGAGTACAGTGGTTTTTGGTATGGTTAAGCAACCTCAATTATAGGTTTTTGTTCGAGTGGATTTGATGAACTACGCTAACTTTCGATCAAGACACAACATTGATAAAATGATTTTGGTTATTCTTGGAGTGCTAACGAGTAGGAGTGTGGTGATCTCTATTGATAACAGACCTGATTTCAGCTTGATTGATTACGACCGCCACCGTGTTACTGACTTGCACTTCGATAGTAGCTGGAATTTTGGGCCAAAGTTTCGAGCAATAATTAGTGCTACTTTTGGGGATGCAAAAATTCTTCATTCGGATAATCTAGAGGTGATCTCTAGTGAATTAAACTTGTATTGCGATGACCCTGAAGAAATGCTCACTGAGGCGCTTGGTCTAGACGAAGATATTTTATTTAATCATGGTATTGAAGCCGATATTGATGGTTTTACACTCCATGGTTTAAAAATAAATTATATTGATAATGTCGGTGGTCTATTGCACTACAAAGGAGGCTATCTTGGTGATTATTCATCTATATCGCCGATGGATTGGGATGTTTATGCTCCTTTAGAGGTTGTTGCAATAAAGCACAACTGCACTGGTCATTTTTATCTTGATCTAATTGCTGAGTCTTATTCTCTGTTTTATCAAAAGAATTTTAAATTATCATTTTTTATCGCTTACTCCGCGATAGAGAATTATGCAAACAATTTTCTCGGTTCAAGCGATGATGCAGTTCGCTTGAAGCAAAAAATAAAAGCCGTCTTTGAAAATGTCTTTGGGTCATTAAACACCCACTTTATCTATACTTCTCTGATCAATGATTTTGACGGTTATAGCAAGACTCGTAACTCCGTAGCACACGGGAGGTCGGCCTTGGAAGTAAGCGAAGAAGAATGTTTCAACTTTATTTTGTTTGTTCTGACCATGATCTGCTCAGTCGAGATGAGAGTTGACACCTTTGCAGGAATTCTCAACCTCATCGATAAGTATCCCGCATGATCCTCATAAGCTTATCGCTGAATGGCCAGGTTTTTGGCTGTGGGTTAGCCTCCGTGAATTGATAGCCTCCACGATCGGCCGATTTTAGCTGACAGTAGTCACTCTGGGGTCATCATCACCGCGAGTGCCATCTTGATGAACTCCTCGTTGTGGTCGATCGCCTCCAGGGCGCCGCGCACGTTGTCGGCGATATCCGCGGCTCCCCGCTGCTCGGCCCAATTCGTAAGCTCCATGATGGCGGCTTCCAAGGCGAGTTGGTTTTCATTGATCTTTAACAACAGGGAAGGGAGCAGGTCAGAGTGTGGCATCGCGAATCCTCCGTGGAGCATTCAGCGTAGCAGTCGAATGTCGAGCGGATGACTCACGGCTCCCGCGTTTTTTCTTAGCAACTGTCGATTCCCTAGGACGACACACCTAGAACCGGTAGTGCCCGTGACAGGCCTGTCTTACAGGCTGCTTAAAAGTTGCTACAAAGAGAAGCAATAAAACGGGAGGGGCCAGGCGGGCCGGGGCTGCGGCGGATAGCTACATCCAATCCATCATCGGCGCGACAGAGAAACGGCGGGAGAGCGGGGCGGGTGTGGCGGTGGTTACGGACATGGGGGATCTGGAATCGGTGAGGCTGGGAGGTGGGGGAGTTTATCAGGAATGGGCTGATGGGGCTCGGGCATGCCTCAGGGCGATTGAGCAGGTGCTGGGTATTGCGTTGAAAACATCACGAAAAAGTAGGAGATTTCCCTCAAGTCGCGTCCACATTGCCCATATTGCCCTCCCTCTGATCACCCAGTTAACCTCCCTCCGTCGCTGCAAATTCAGCGACAAGGGTGTGGAAGCCCTTCACAGGATCTAGGCGCACAGAGCGCCACCTAAATTTAAGCAGGCGCTTTTTTCATGTCTGCTGTTAAATTATGGCGGCTGTGCGCGGGGCACTTTCGGGTGCGCCGGGTTCCTAGATCCCCGGTCTTCCACACCCGTGCACAGCTGCCACCCCATCATGTGGAAGTGATGCTGGCAGTTCCTTTGTTAATTCTAGGAACTCACACGATGAAAAAGATCACGCCTGATCCTCCGCAAACCGCAACGGCTTTCGATTCTCTCGATCTTGGTCAACTCTCCGCTGACTCTCAGCGGGTGGTCAGCAAACGTCTACGAAACCCGAATCACGCTGATCCCGTCTGCCATGTGTTCACCATTCTGCCCAACGTCGATACTGAAACGCTCCTGTGTCACGCCTGCGAAACCCTCGCATCGTTGAACGTCTTGACCACTGACCTGGCTTGCAAGCTCGAAGGTTCGACGCGCAGTTTGGCGCTGTCGATTCAGCAGCTGGCGGTGGTGGGGGAATTGTTGGTGAATCGAGCATTGGACAATGTCGATCCCCAAGGCAGTGGGGGTAAGATATCGCCAGGTGCGTACGGTTCCTGA